TTTCAGTTTGGTGTACGTGATTATATGGATAAATTGCTTGCCAGGGAATTGCTGGTTCAGACCAAGATTTACCATCAGCAGTAGGAATTCCCATTTGTCCTGCTTTTCGGTTTTCCATTTTTTCAAATACGATACCTGAAACTCTTGGATCACTCGTATCAGTATTTCCACGAATACCTCTTGCTAATCTATTTGTAGTTGGTTCTTTTAAATAATCTAAATTTCTAGTTGTGGATAGAGATGTGTTTGCTAAACCTGTATCAGGATATGTTGATCTAAGTGATTGTTCTACAACCTTAACAGTAAATGGAGGAGCCGTTGAATTGGGACCGGTTGTTCCAATCATAGATCTTACTTCACTTTTTTTCTCAAGGGTAACATCAGCTGAAATTACAACAGTTTGTACATCTTCAGTAGGATCAGGATTTGCATTGTGAATAATGCTTGCTGGTTCTCTGGGAACCAAATCAGCAATAGGATTATAAAAAAGATCCCTCTTTCCTCCTTCATCTGGAAACATTGGATGACCAACATCTCCACCTTCTATTCTTGGATCAAGAAATCCTTGTCCACCTATAGCGGTTCCATCATTATTAATTCCTTTTGCATCTAATTCTGGAATACCACCAATTGTCCCAAAAAACATCGGTTCTTGTCCGTCTTCTCCATCACGATAAAAACCAATTACCCATGTACCTTCAACTGGACCTAATGGTGAAGAACCGACCCCCGTTTGACTTGCTGAAGTAATCGGTGCAACAGGATACGCCCACGGTAATCCCGCAGTTGGTTGATCGTTCTTGTTTTCTGAATGCCAACCCAAAACTCTAATTTTACATCTTCCAAGATAAAGCGGATCATGGCGGTCTTCGACAACTCCTTGCCACCAAACGAACCCCCCTTTTCCCATAAAGTATGCCATAGTATTATCCTATTATTTTGGGCCTGTTCTGCCGTTTATTGGATCTACTGCTGCTGGTGGTCTAGTAGTGGTAGTTGTATCATCAGCTTCCGGTATTGATCTATCTTTTCCGGGTGGAACTTTTAAAGAATCTTTTATTGCTTCAAATTCTATTTCATATTTTTCTTTAGTGAAATGATGGCGCAATTTAGTAATTAAATAATAACCACTTAAATACGTATGTCCCTGCGATTGTGTATATCCATCCCTATCTTCAAGATATGTTGTAGGTAATTTAAATTCTATTAAATCTCCTACCGCTCTAGTAGATAATCCAGGAGCTCTAATATTTAATTTAATATTAGCAGATTGCTGACTTTGTACTAATCGTGATTGCATCCATTGTTCTACTCTATTTGGAATAATGTTTAGATTGGATTTTACTTCTCCCTTTACACCTCTTGATCCTAGATCTGTTTTAAATCGAACATCATGTGCAAAATTAGTGGGATAAAAACTCATCACCGATTCAGGTGAACCTAATGCATCTTGCTTTTCAGTAGCTAATTTTCCTTGTCCTAGATGAGTAAAAGAATCACTAAAGTTTTTAACATCAGAAGGCTGTCGTTGAGACTCTACTATTTCAACTGCACCGGTATCTGGATCTATCCTTGTTTCACCACTTATTGAAGTAGGATCATGCATATTATAATCTAATGTATCATATTTCATTCTAACCAAATCATGAGTAAGTAATCTATTTGCATACATTCCGGCGGATAAGTTTTCAAGAACATCAAAATTAGAAGAAAATGAATATGCATCAACGGCTGTCATTTCTATAGCAATATTTACAGCCTCATCTTTCTTTGAACCCATTCGTTTAGGTTGTACTACGTATACTTCTTTGACTGGTTCTTCTGGTACGGTATATACTAATTCAGTAGGTGATCCCGGTGCGCCTGCTACTGTACTATACCCCATACCACCACCGGTCATAAGAGTTTCCATAGAAATAAAAAAGAACCCCCTTATACTTTCATAAAAAACAAAGCTAGATCCAATTGCGTGTTTACCCGCAGATACTGCTCTTGATGCTAAGAAATTAAAAGCCTTGAATGGTGTTTGATTTGGTATAATTAAATCTGTAAGATTCTTAGTGGGCTCAACAAAAATACGTTTAGCTCTACCTCCTCTACCTCGTTGAAAAAATTGTCTATAAAGAGATTTTACTACATCAGATATTTTTCGTGGTTCAAGTGAAACTGGATCAAGTGCGGATTTTTTAACCTTTTGTTTTAGATTTAAAATGGCCTCTTCAGAAACGAAAGATAATTTATAAGTTATTATTCCTTCATTAAGTTTCATAACATTAAGAACTTTAACTACTCTAAATTTTAAATTAATTATACCTTCAGTTTGACTACCCTCAAACGGGCCGGGGATTGCGGTTGAACTTCTTTGTTTTTCAAGGCCTTTTGTTTTCACTTGAATCTGTATAGTTTCTTCACCAATAATAGGAACGCTTTCCATTAATCCCACACCATCTACTATTTGTATATTTCCGGTAAGATAACTTCCAAAAAGATCTTCATAGATATTAAAATCTGACCAGGCGGCCTTTAGATCAACAAACCCCTTTCTATTAGGTGAACTCAGCTGAAGTTTTTGGAGTTCAAAATCACCAGGAAATGAGGGGAGGTTTTCTGCTTTTGGATTTTTTAAGAAATCCGATTTAGTCCCGTGATCAGCAGATTGTGGATTAATGCCAATCTCAGTTTTTCGTCTTTCAAGAATCGTACCTCGGCGTTGGTCACTTGTTGACATTATTCAAGTTTCTCCGAATGTTCAGATAGAATGTCTGCAACATAGTTTCTATCAATTAATTTAATCTCCCGTTTACCATCATTTCTATCTACTTCCCAATTATAGCAATATATAATATCTCGTAATGATGAATCAAGGGCATTGTAAGTTGTTACATCAACTTCAATCCTCGCCTCAGGAATTGCTTCAGATGTACCCGTCGCCTCTGTTCTAGTTCTAACAATTTGTTCATAATGATGTATACCATTTTTTGCGGTACTGAGAGAACCATATTTGTTTTTAACATAATTTCCAAATTCTCTAGAATTCAATGGCCATTCGAAAATAGGATCATGTATATCATTAATTAAAAAAATTAACCATGTAAACTTTACATCACCATATACCTTAAATGCAGTTATATCAGGACGCTCTGATTCTGGTATTGTATAAGAAAAATAATTAACAATATCATTTTGAATAATGTTTTTTATTTTTGCTTTAACCATAATGTTAATCACAGTCTTAGTTTTTATGGGTCTTATCCCAGTAATATCATAACTAATTTGTGGATAATGTTGAAAAAATTCAGACATATGTTACGCTCCTTGTTTTATTCTTTCTCGATACATTACTTCTAGCTCCATAAACGAAAGTTTCATTGATATAGTTACTGGATATTGTGTACCATCAAAAAATAAAGGAACACTTTCTGTATTAAAGTCTAAATCACAACCAAGCAATACTGATTTCCCCACATTAAACATAGGATTTAAACCGGTAGAAGGTAATGCCTCACCATTAACATAAAATTCGATTGTAAATTGATCCGGATATCCAAACATCATTGACGGTGATGTTTTAGCATCTCCTCCTCCATGAGAAGGTAACATAGCCCTTTTAAATGCATTCACAATTTTTAAACATGCCTTAGATTCATCTACATCTTGTGGTAACATCTGAAAACTAAAATCATGTGTTCTCATATCAGTAGGACCTTTATATGCAGCAACAATATAAGGATTGAGTACAGCTCCCTGTGCTCGTTCCATTACAGTTTTTGATCCTTCTATCAAAATGTTCGCTTTCTCTCCCGCTTTAAGTAGTCCCACTTTTGCAGATTCACTTGAGGTGGCTGACGCCTGAGCACTCATAACACTTTTCAAATTGTCAAGAGTCATTCCCCCCGCCTTTCCTTCATTTTGCATTGCTTTAACAGCTTTATCCGCCATAGCTCCTAGTCCACCTAACGCAACTGATTCATATTCTGATTTATATGATGTGTTTAGAGCATCACCAGGAATATATAATGCTATATCAAGAGTTTTCATCTGAGTTTTAAAACTAAACGCTTCAAAGGATATCCAATTGTCAGTACCACCACCATCACTCCAGTTTCCAATATCAGAGGGATATTCATAATATTTTACCGGTGTTTGTGCTGAAGTAGTTGGGTCCATAATTCCAGTAGATGAATCATTAGCCAAAGTTAATGGCCCAACATAATCATAAAATTTTGAGGATTCTTGTACTAATTCACCTTTATCATCATCCCAAAAATATATAACTTCTGTGTAAATTTTCATTACGGACATCCTTTTGTGGTTGTTATTTTTAAACTATCTATATATTTATATGGCATACAAGGGAAAGTTTCGCCCACAAAATTATAAAAAATATAAGGGTGATCATACTAAAATTATTTATCGTTCTGGGTGGGAATTAACCTTCATGAAATACCTAGATAGGCAACCTGAAGTCTTGCGATGGTCAAGTGAAGAGGTTATTATACCCTATCGTTCACCTATTGACAATAGATTACATAGATATTATCCAGATTTTTGGGTTAAAACTGATCAAGGTGAATCTCTAATTGAAATCAAACCAAAGAAACAAACAAAACCCCCTAAACCTAACCCTAAACATAGGAGAAGGTTTCTCAAAGAAGTAAAGACATGGGGAATTAATGAGGCTAAATGGAAGGCAGCCCAAGAGTTTTGTGAACACAAAGGTTGGAAATGGCAAATAATAACAGAGGACACTTTGACAACTAAATAGTAATATGGCTACAGTAGAAGAATCCTATTTGGATAAATTAAAAGATGCAATAAAAACTAATTCAGTAACTGCTAAAGCAAGAGCAGCTGGTGATTGGTTTCGCTCAATTGTCAATAGAACTAAGGGAAAGTTTTCTAGTGAAACACCACAGTCAATACTTCAACGTTCAGAAAGTTTGGTGTCTCAAAGTGTACTAGGGAAAATGTATTTCTATTCCTATGATCCTAAATGGAAAGATGATCTTCCCTGGTATGATACCTTTCCTTTGGTTTTTCCTATTGAAAAATATCCAGATGGATTTCTTGGGTTGAACTTTCATTATCTTGCTCCAAAACATAGAGCTATATTAATGGATCAACTTAAGATGTTTGCAAATAATAAAAAGTACGATGAAACAACCAAATTAAAATTAACATACGACATGTTAAAAGGTTTCACCAAGATCAAAAGAGCAAGACCAACAGTACACAGATATCTTTCAAGTAAGGTTAAATCTCAGTATGTACTTGTTAATGCAGATGAATGGGAAGTAGCACTTTTTCTACCAGTAGAAAGATTTAGAAAAGCAAGTAAAAAGAAAGTATGGGCACATAGCGGAGGAATGTTTTAATGGCAGCACCAGCACCGACAGGACCGGCAGATTTTGCAATAACCGATTTCATAGCCAAATTAGACGCTCTAGGAAGTTATGCAAAAAGAAATAGATTTACGGTTCAAATTATACCACCCAGAACATTAAATAGTAATGTTCCGGCTTCACAAATAGAATTTCTTGTTAAAGCTGTATCATTTCCGGCCAGGTCTTTCGGAGCAACCACTTACAGACGGGGTGGTAAATTTGGATTGGAAGTTCCTTATGAAGTGACAGAAGAGGATGTATCAATTACTTTCTTAGGTACAAATGATTGGAAAGCTAGAAAATTTTGGTATGATTGGCATGAGCATATACAAAGTAATTCTTCATACAATATGCAATATTATAAAAGTTATATAGGAACAGTTACAATTTCAGTTTATAGTGAAGAATCCGCAGAAGCGGCGAACCCTACTCATAAAGTAACATTACATGAATGTTGGCCGAAAACAATAGGTGCTATAGAACTAGGATGGGAAAGCGCAGAATTAGTAGATTTTACAGTAGATATTGGATATAGCTGGTGGACACAAGAATAAAAAATTTATAATTATTATAGGAGAATATTATGGCATTACCAAGAGTGGCATCACCCACTTATGAATTGACAATTCCTTCTTCAGGTGAAAAAGTCAGTTACAGACCTTTTCTTGTAAAAGAAGAGAAAACATTATTGATGGCAATGGAATCGGGGGATAACCGAGCAATGACCAAAGCCATGCAAGATATTATCACTTCCTGCACAGACGGAAAAGTAGATCTTAAATCACTTGCATCATTTGATATTGAATATTTTTTCCTTCAGCTTAGAGGAAGATCAATTGGGGAAGTTTTAACAATTAACCCACGTAGACCTGAAAACTTTAAATGTTGTGAAGAAGCAACTGAAGAAGATACTTGTGAAGTTAATATTAATATTGATGAGATTACTATGGATACTTCAAAAATTACATCTTCAGAAATACAAGTTACTGATGATATTGGAATAAAAATGCAGTTCCCACAAATTGAAACTGTACAAAAATATGCTACTGAAGGTGAAAACATAGAAGCATCAGATGTATTTAAACTGATTATAGACTGTATTGAATACATTTGGGATGGAGATGAAATATACAAGGCAAAAGATTCTACTAAAAAAGAACTAAATGATTTTATTGAATCTCTTAGTTCTTCACAATTCGTTAAAGTAAGAGAATTTTTTGAATCTATGCCAAGACTAAGCCACACAATAGATTGGAAATGTCCAAAATGTGAGAAATCAAAACCCCTACTTCTTCAGGGGATTGAGTCTTTTTTCGAATAGCGCTGAGTCACGATTCCTTGGCGAACCATTATCAAACAAACTTCGCTATGATTCAGCATCATCAATGGAGTCTAACAGAACTTGATAATATGTTACCATTCGAAAGACAAATATATATAATCTTATTACAAAGTTGGATTAAAGAAGAAAACGAAAGAATAAGAACCGAAAACGCCAAAAATAGAGGACGATAATATGGCCAAAACTTTAGCTGATGTTGTAGAACAGTTAGAAGAGAATAATGAAAAGACGGAACAACTGTCTACTAACCAGGTGCACATTGCTCTAGACATTCTCCCTCAATTAACATCCATAAACTTAGTGTTACAATCTCAGAGTGGACAGTTGGATAAGACTGTCGATTTATTGGCAAATATACTTAATTTACAATTAGATGATTCTGCTGCGGCAAGAGAAGCAGCTGCAGAAGCAGCAAGAAAAGGGGGAGCCGGAGAAGAACTAAAGGTCCCTGATGGAAAAGCAGATGAAGCAAAAGCCGGTGGATTTTTCTCTAAAATGGGTAAGGCTGTAATGAATCCTGTTGGCGCAATGGGAAGAGGTATGAAGTCAGTAGGAAAAGGTATTCAAGGTTTTCTAACAGGCTTAGCAAAAGGCCTCGCCGCATTTGCTAATCCAATGGTAATAGCGGGTGTAGCAGTTTTGTCTATTTCCCTTCCAATATTCGCTGCAGGACTTGCTGCAGCATTTAAAGTATTTGAAATGATTGCGGGTGAAGGTAAAGCATTAGAATTTGTTACTGGTATAATCGAATCACTTGGTGAAGCAATTGGAACTATTCTAAAAAAAGTTTTGGAGGGGTTTGGAAACATGGTAAGAAACATGGGTCCATTTATCACTGCATTTTTTGATGGACTCGCTGTTGTCGTTAAAGCTTTAACTCCAATTATTACAGCATTATTCAAAACAATAAAAGATATTATTACTGATCCTGTTCTCAACAAGACCATACAAGCAGTACTAAAAACAGTTGAGGTATTGATTAAAGAAGTTGGTAAAGTAATTTCAAAAATTGGAGATGTTATAATATCTGTTATGGAAAACATTGGGGGTATAATAGAAAAAGTTGGAAATGCAATTACAGGAGTTATTGATTCTCTTGGTGTTGCAGTTGAAAGAATCTTGAATGCTATTGGCACCAACTTAAGTAAAATTGGAAAATCTATAGAAGGAATTATTACAGCTATTGGTGATTCTGTAACAAAAGTTATTAATTCCATTTCAGGTTTAGTTAAAACAATTGGTGATACAATAGTAACAGTAATAGA